TCAGATTCAGCAGAAGCATCAGATACGTGGAAGTATTCTAAGTCATTGAAAATTGCAGAAACCTCAGTAGAAACGATTAAGAAACTAGCACCACCTCTAAGAGTAGCTTTTTGGATTTGAGCAGAAACTTGGTTTACAGCAGTAAGTAATGTTTGGTTCCAGTCTTTTTGAGTATAAGCATTAGCAGCTAATGAAGTTTTTCTCCATCCCATGTAATCCCATCTCAAAGTCCATGCACCACCAACTCTTAAGTCTTTCAAGATCTCTCTATCTATCTCAGCAGCGATTTGTTCTGATAACATTGCTGTTAATTCAGCTTCAGCATCGATATTATGGAAAACATTAACGTCTTGCGCTAATTCAGGAGACCAAGAAGCTCTTAATTTTCTACCTTCAACGTCAACAGTAACTTCATCCAATTTGAATGAAACTTCACCCATATCAGTAGCCATCTCTAAACTCTCGTAAGAAGCCCAAGATATAGTAACATCAACAGCAGAAGCAGTTAATCCACTTGCACCAACATAACCATCAAAAGTATCAGTTCCAGAAGCAGCAACTGGGTGAGAAAGGTCTAAGTCAATGTAAACAACACCAGCAGCATCACATGGAGTACTTGCAGTATTTGTAACAATTCCTTTACCATATTTTTGAGTAACTAATCTGAATGGTACAGAAGCACCAGCAGCGATAATTACATTACCATCAGGGTCAACGATAGAAGTATTAGAGATAACTTTCAAAGATGATAAGAAAGATTCAGTATCCATTTGAACACCATCATTTCTGTATTTACCATCTTGACCTTTAAAGTCTAATTTACCTTGGTATCCGTCAAAACCACCAACAGCTAATATTACGTTTCTAACAGAACCATCAGTAGAAGCAGCTAAAGGTGTAGCTCCAGCAATTGCTTGGTAAGAACCATTAACATCTAAAGATTTAACGTTAATTGTAGCCCCAGTTGCAACGTGAAGAGAGATTTTACCTTTAGAGTGGTTGAATAAACCATCGTTGTAAAAAATGTCGTAAACGTTTTTAACTTGCCATTCAGTTAAACCACAAGTGTTTTGTACACAACTTGGAGTTTGATCACCCATTGTAGAAGTATGGTTACCTTCAGCATCTCTACCAGAGATTTGTGGAATGAAGAAGAACAATTTACCAATTGGCATGTTCATAGCTTGAACCGATACGATATCGTTAGCTAATAATTTTGAGAAGATTCTTCTAACGATTGGGAATACAACAGTTTCAAAAGAACCTGATGCATCACTCACTGTAGATTCAGTCATCAAGTGGTTAGCTTCATTTTCGAATAATTGAGCCATGTTTTCTTTAACGTGACCTTTCAATCCATCAAGAAATCCTAATGAATCCCATTTCTTTTGTACGTTTTCACGGATTACTTTAAAGTGGTCTCTACTAGTGTTACCTACAGCACCGTTTGTTAATAAATGCGACATAAAATTTGTGTTTATTTGTTTATTTTATTTTAATTATTGTTGTTTCTTGAAAAGTTCAAGAATCCTTGCAACTGATGGGTCAACATATGTAGTATTCTCTTTTAAGATACTTGAACTACTAGTTGATGCTCCGTTGTTTATTTTACCTTCAAAAGACTCTTTGATTGGTTTTTTAGCATTAAGCTCACTTGAAACTGTTCTAAACAATTCTTTAGATTCTTTAATGGTTTTTGCCGTTCTATCAAATCTTTCCATAATCTGTTGTTTTTCAGAAGTAGTTGTAGAATGCTCCATAAATAATTTAGTTACATTACTTAGGTTAGCTGTAAATAAAGCTGTTTCACCTAAATGTTTTCTAAATTGAATTAATGTACTTCTAAACTCGTCGTTTTCAACTTTCAACTTTCTAGCCTCAGCTAAAAGTCTTTGGTATTTAGCTTTGCTTTCTTTTAAAGCTTCAGCACCAGCACCTTTAATGTCGATATCCGCACCTTTACCTTGAGCTCTCACTTCTTGGGTCATCCCAACAGCGATTTGTTCCTCAATGTCTTCTTCATTCATAACCATTGGTCCTTCAGCATTAGCGTATTTAGTTGCGCCATCTTTAAAACCACCTTCTAGGTTATCTCCTAATTCGCTATCTACTGGAGCAGTAGTTGACTCAATGTTTCCACTAGCCATACTAGCATTTGTAACGTGTTTGTCATGACCTTTACCTCTAACGATATCTTCCTCTAAAGGATCTAAATCGTCACCCATGGCAAGTTCAAAAACAACACCTTCTCCAAGTTCATCTTCCTCATCAAATTCTGAACCCATATCTGAACCCATTTCTGGTCCCATATCTGCATCCATTTCAGAACCCATTTCAGTTCCCATGTCAGCTCCAATTTCAGCAGTTGCATCCATATCAGCTCCCATATCACCGTCTAGGTCTGAACCCATTGATTCAAGGTCCAATCCACCTGTAGCTCCGCCTTTATTTAATTCAATTTTGTATTGACCACCGTTTGGATCGTTAATAACAATTTCTTCATCAGAAACGATTTCAACACCATCATCACTACCTAATTTTTTAAATACGGAAATTAATTCGTCATCAGAGGCCCCAGTCATATCTAGTGTGTAGTCATCTTCGCTACCTTCTTCTGCATCATAGTTAAAACTATCTTCTGCTTCAGCACTTGGTCCTTCTAAATCAGTTTCACCACCTTCAACATCACTAACAACATCAGTCGAAACTTCGTCATCAGTAGCCATGTCATCAGTAGCAATTTCATCATCAGCTCCTTCTTCAGATTCAGAATCAATATCTTCCTCGTCAAATTCAGCTTCATTAATATTTTCTCTTAGCGCGTTACTAAATTCTTCTCTCGCAACTGAACGAAGAATATCTTTAGTATTTGCATTTAAACTCTCTTTCATCATTTGGATGTCAAGTAGAGATTGTTCGATTATAGACTTTTTATTTTCGGCCATTCTAATTAAATTTGTTTTTTATTTTAAGTGGTTATCCACCTTATTTCTTAATAAATATATGCTGTAAAACGAAAAACCATTTTTTTATGATTTTTTTTTTAATTTAAAAGGAATTTTTTTAGATTTTCCCCTAAAACTGACTTATTTTTTATTTCACTCTCCATAAATGGAACAGATTCTTTTTTATTTGTGAACATATAAGAACCAGGTGTACTTGGATTAGTAACGATATCCCAACAGATTAATTCAAAATCATCCTCAACTATTAGGGTACCATTTTGTTCTTTTAACGAACCAACACCCCTTGAAGAAACACCAACTCTAATACCTCTTCTTAAAAGATTTGCAATATTATCACCCTCACAAGAAATAATTCCTTGATTAACAAAACCAGGTGACATAATAATTTCCATCTCACCAACTAAAGTTTGACCTTCAAACCATATTTTTTTTATTTCGTGTGAAACTCTACTTGAATTAATAATTGAAGAGTCAGGATGTTCGGCTTCACCAATAGCTAATCTTTGTTGGATTAACTCATTGTATTTATCAGCTTCACGCATTAAAATTGATTTAGGGTAGATACGGCCATTTTTATTTAAAACATCGTATTTCTGAAGTATCACAAATAAAACTAAGGGTTCAACCATAACTGATTTACCTAACCCTTCAGAAATTTTATTCATTTCTGTCATAAACAGTTTATTTCTCTCGTCTTTTGGTTCGATATAACCACAACCATTTTCAATAATAAGACCAGTACCGCTATGACCAGGTTTAACAATCTGTAATTTCATTTGTTTTCTTTTTATATAAATATGTTATAAAAAGAAAAAAGCCCTAGAATCTTTGGTTCTAAGGCTTTTATTATTTTTTAATTGAGTATTGAAATAATTCGTTATCATTCAAACAACTCGATAATAATTTATTTACTAAATTATTAACTTCATTTTTTATTTCATCAGTATTAAATTTTATTTTATTATCTTTAAATAATGTTATCTCACAATTTAAAAAACTTTTATTTTTATGAGATAAACCATTTTTACGAATGGTGACATCAACGATGAATAATTTATTATTGAAATATTTTTTATTTAATTCAGAAAATAAAACAATTTTAATTTTTTTATTAATTAATTTAAATTCATGATTATAATTAATTTCATGATCTGATTCATGTATTTTAACCCATGAAGATATATTTAAATAAATTGAATCTTCCGAGTTTTTATCTAAAATACCGTATTTTATTTTATGCTTTTCATTATTTATTTTAATTTCTTTACACCTTTTAACCTTTAACATTAGTAATTTTTTTAAGAACTTTATTTATATACAATGTATCGAAAATAAAATTAATAATGGATACTTTTTAGAAGTTTTTTATTATATTTTATTGGTTCTAAGTTAATATTATGAGGTATTATTAAATCATCTTTATTAGTTGAAAAAACTGTTATTAAAAATGATTCTCCTTTAGAAAATAAAGTGTGTTTTGTATTTCTATCGATAATAAATTCATCACCAACCGTATATGTTTTGTTATTAATCTCATCAACAATTGATCCAGAGATAACTCGGTTTAATTCATAATTATTGGTGTGTTCGTGTTCAGTCAAGTAACCGCCACTAGAAAAATGAGTAATCAATAATTTATAATTATCACTAATTTTTAATCCCAATATAGAAACTCCTTCACCAAATTTAATTGGTAGAGCTTTCCACCTATTTTTTATAAAAACCATTTCACTTATTGTCGCATCAGGAAATAAGACAATAAATGAATTAATCTTTTCTTTAGCATCTTGAATTAATTCTTTAGCCTTCAAATAGGTTTCATTCTCTTTGGTTTGAAAAAAATTTGTAATGTTTGTTAATATTCCCATTGTTATTTTTTTGTTAAAGCGGTTTTGATCTCTTCTAACGATTTAAGAATTTGATGTTTTAAAATATCGTCATCTTCTTCAGATTTCTCTGTTTTTCTTTCCCATAAGGTCGCTAATTTAATAACCTCCCTAGAAACCTCATCTTTCTCTTTTTCTGATTTAGTTAACCTTTGAGATAGCCACCAAATTACTACTCCCATAACAACAGTTAGTGGAGCTTGGTCTAATAGCCAAGGGGCTAATTCAGCATTCAATTGAATTGCATTGAAATGAATCATTATTATTGTTATTATTATTATTTTAACTCAAGTCGTTTTTCAACTCGATTAATTTTGATGTTAGTTGGATATAATTTTCATTCGAAAACTTATATTCTAGTAATTTTTCCTTGACGTTTAGTAATGATTCTTTAATATCACTAGTGCTATTTGGTATTTGAGAATTAGTTAATTCCAAACACTCCCTGATTAAATCATTAAAAACTATTTCTCGATCAACGATATTAGTTGAAATTAATGATTTAATAACCTTACTATCTGATTCACTTAGTTCTGAATATTTCTCATTAAATTTATTCACCATAGTATTCATTAATAATGAATCAGGAACCCCAGCACCTTCAACTACAAGTGGGGCGATATTATCTTTAATATGCTCACTAATTAAAGAAATGTTTTCAACGATACTATTAATAGTTTTTCCACTTTTCTTAGTAAAAATTAATTTAGCAATTGTTTCATCTAAAGCCTTATGATTATAATCTAAATTAGGTAATTCATAACCATGTTGGTATAACGGCGTAACTAATTTTAAATTCTCTTTAAAGATATCTTCTCGTTTGATATCGTTTAATAGCGATAGAGTTTCTTTTATAAACTCACTTCTTTTTCCGTCATTTGTTTCAAATTTATTTTCTAAAAGATCATAAACTTGAAATTGCTTGTTAAGTATTTTGTTTGTTTTGATTGCGTTTACGAAATTAGAATATATCTGCTTTTTCTTTTTATCTTTTGAAATCAGGGCTTCAATTAACATTTCATTGAAAACTGATTTAATGTATCCGAAATTTTGCATAGTTTTTATTAATAAATATATGGAAAAAAAGTAAAATAAAAAACCCAGAACAAAATTCTGGGTTACTTTTTACATTTTTAATTTTGAATCAATTTCATTTATCAGCATTTCGATTGTTTTACCGTTCTTATTTGACTTTAGATCTAAATTTTCAGTCACTATATTCTTTTTTGATGGATTTAAACTATCAATTAATTTAGACATATAAATATCTTTATATTTTTTATTTCGTTGCTTTAAAGCTTGTTCAGCTATAAATTCTTTGGTTTCAAGTCTTTTTGAGTAGTTTTCTAATATTAATGGATTATTAAATAATAAAGATTCTTCCGTTTTCTCAGCTTCCGATGAATCGGCATCATCACCACCTTCATCATCTAACGCTGAGAAATCAACATCATCCATACCTTCAGTTTCGGCATCAATATCATCAGCTTCCATATCTGGATCACCTTCTTCAGCTCCTTCTTCAAAATCTAAATTATCTCCACTAAATCCACCACCGAATCCACCGCCACCACCAGAACCGCCATCTTCATCACCACCTTCAGCGTCATCACCACCACCTTTTTTAGCAGCTTCCATATCACCGTAAAGTTTATCCACCTTATCAAACATACCAGTATGTTTAATAACCTTAGAGGTATTTTCCATTTCAGCCGAAGCAGCTTTTTCCATACGTTGTTCTAGAAGATCTTGTCTAATATCTTCATCAGACCAATTGAATATTTCTTTTGAAGCTCTAGTTCTAGACATTGTTTTAAATCCATCCCCAGCATCAGAAACAATATCTTTAAATAAAGTAACTTTACTTTGAGTTTGCTCTATTTCCAACATTTTAGCTTGAGATGATGGATTATTTAAAGATAAGGTAAAGTTATCTAAATCATCTGTAAATCCTAACATATGTAAATGGATAATAGCAATCCTATTTAATTCTTGGATCATTGATTGTTGAACTCTATTAATCGTTCTTGAAAATCTAATATCCATTAAAGCTAAATTCTTACCATCACCAGTCGCTTCGTCAAAACCTAAAAAAGATTTTGGTACTCTTAAACCAGTACATAATTTTTTCTGTAAGTATTCTAAATCACCAATTTGATCTAAATTAGAAGCACCAGGTAAAGTATCAATTGGGTTTGGAGCATTCTCATCCCTAACTGGGATAAAATAATCTTCAGTATTACTCATCTGATTATATCTAACATCTATTTGACCAGTTTGCGGATCAATTAATTGGGTTCTTTTAAATTTATTCGCAATGTTATTCACATACGCCTCAACATCTTCATCATCAATATTACCAACATAAATTTTATAAACTCTTCTCTCTGGCGCTCTAGTAACTCTATAAACTAACATAGCATCTTCAGCCATTAAAAGTTGTTTCCAAATTCGTCTACATTTTTCTAGTAATGAAGTTCCGTACGGTAATTTTCTATCATCACCTAAAATTCTAAAATGAGCAATTTGCCAAGATTGAAAAACAATATCTTTTCCTCTCCAGTTAAATTTAGTTACGTTAGCTTTATCAGTAATCCGTAATGAATCTATAAAATCCATTTCTTTACGTTCTATTTCGTAGTTTGGGAGTTGTTTCCCAGCTATAACCCCCTCATTTTCATCAATATTTAAAAATAGAAAGTTATCACCGTATTTACAAACATTTCTAACCCACATTGGTAAGTTAGTATGGACTTTTAAGTTATTATAGAATAATTCTTCTAAAACGCCTTTAATCCTACTACTGTTTGAATGTATATTTAGAATTTCACCTTTAGGGTTTGGTGTAGTACTTTCTTCCATAAAAATATCTAATGCCGCGGCAATCTCAGGGAAGAATTCCATATTTTCAAAATCAGAGTAAGACCCGATTCGAGTCATCTCATAATGCATAGTTTGTTGATAGGTTTCACCTTCAACTCTATTCCACATATTTTTTAAATGTTTCCCTTGTAGAGCTTCTAATTTTTTAGTATTAAATTCTTCTTTAGAGGTAGTTTTTAATAATTCTTTCTTACCAACATTAAATTTTTGATTTGTTGGTGGTGGGATTACTGAGTTACGAGTTAAGACTTGACCTAACTTTTGAAAAATTGTAATATTTTTATTATCTTTATTATCCATAATATAATTTATCTTATTTAATTTACCAAATTTTTTTAAAATTTGTATAGTTAATTAACGTAACCACAGGTTACATACGCTAACTTTTTTATTTTACCATCTGCCTCAATTGTGCGATAACAATATTTTGTTTTATAATCTTCGCCCATTGAATATGGTGTTGCCGTACAATATTCGACTTCAGTTTCCTTAGCAGTGTCATTAACTATTTTAGTAATTGATGCATCTGGTGACCATCGGTACAAATTCTGTCCGTATGGTTTTCTACAAAATATTTGTTTTGCCATTTTTTTAATTTATTTATCGCATTCCACTAAATAACCATGAATATTGGCCAGTAGGATCTTGCATATTTTTACTTACTATTGCTGAAAAAACTGGTTTCTTTTTAACCACTCCATTCTTATCTTTAAAATCGCCACCAGTTAAATCGTGTGCGGTTGGAGCCACCCAAGAATTTAAGATAGCTTTAGTTGTATTCGTTAATTTTTTAAGTTTTTTGAAGGATGATTCCAATATCCATAAACCAATACCTAACGACATTAAACAGTCATCATGTTTCCCATCTTGATGGTCAGGTCTACCATTATTTTTATAAATAAAAGTTCTCATTTCTTTAACAACTCTACGAGATCTAATTTTAATTCCGTTTGTTCTAACCATCATTTCTAAATGACTAATTAAATTCAATCTAACACCATTAACATTAAATCCAGGTATTCTATTTTCACTGAAAACATTATTATTTTTCATTGATTTTAATGTTCTAGGATTTATCTCATCGTAATGAAGGTTAGGATACTTCAATTCAACCAATTTAAGCACCGTAGAGGCACCAACGTTAATATTATCTACTACGACATAGGCATTATATTTTAAGCCGTATTTATTGATTAAATTACCAAATATATCTGGTGGGATTTTACCTTGATATTCGGCCACTTGTTCCATCGTTGTAAAATCAATTATTTGGAATGTAGAAAAATCGGCACCACTACCACTTGATACGTCAGCCGATAATATGTATTCATGGTCAACTTCTGGTTCGGCCCAAATATAAATTAAACCAGAGTTCCCGTCCCAATAATCTCGATCAACAAAAATAGGGTCAATAACATTCTCAGTCTCTTGTTGGATAATATATTCATCAGCAATAACGTTACCCCCAGAACCTAGAAATGAAACGTCTAGTTCTTGGGCAATTTTCTTTTTATCACCATTCATACCTTTACACATATCCCGATACCAAGTAGAAGTTGGTTTTAATCCTTCACGAATTTTCTTATCAAATGATTCATAAGTAAATTCAATTTCAGAAATCATATTACCATGCTTATCACCCCATTCTAAATCTTTATTATACCTTGGATCTTGATACCATTTCATCTCAATGATGTTGTAATCATTTTCACCCGCTTGTGATTTCTCATAAGTTTCATAATATAATGGGTCTTGACCGTTTGGCGTTGAAATTAAAATACATCCACCACCAGTACCTAATGAGGTAACGGCCGCAGAATATAAATCAGCTCCATTATCAATAAAGGCAGCCTCATCAAAAACTAAATAAGTTGGTGTATAACCACGTAGGGCATCTGTAGAAGTAGCAACGGCAATAATAGTACAACCATTAACTAAAACAATTTCGATTTGGGACTCTCTTAAGAAAATACTTTTTTTCTCTTTTTCTTTTGTTCCGTAGTATTCATCACCCCAAACCCATCTTGGTAATTGTGACACAAAATCTTTAATTCCCTTTGTGAATTTTTTAGCTAGGGTTAATTTATTGGCAATAACGACAATCGTTTCTGGGTTCTCTGGATCAGCGAATGCGCATTTCATCGCCATAAAAGCTTGTGTAGTAGTCGAAATACCAGCTTGTCTAGGTTTCGTAACAAGATTAAATCTATTTTTTAAGTAACAATCAATAATCTCACTTTGTTTATCAAATAACTTAAATGGTACGAACCCCTCTTGAGTTTTATCAAAAGTTCGCAAATAGTTTTTAATAGCGTATTTTGGATCTAATAAACACTTTCCATATTCACTGTATATTTCAGCACTAGTCAACACCATAATTTTTATTTATAAATAGTGTTATAAATGAAAAAACCACCCTAAGTGGGTGGTTTGATGTTTATCCTCTATAATTAGTTCGGATATATTCTTCTAATTTTTGTTGGTTTTGTTCATCCAGCTCAACGTAGAACTTAAAGAAAGCACCACCAGCCCCAACTCTTTCGTAAAAATCTTTAAATTTACCCATTAAATGTTTAGCTAAACTTTGATCATCTACCCAAACAGTTTGAATAAAGTCATGAGGGAAGTTAAATCCAAAATAAATTATTTTTCTCATATCTGAACTACCACCACCTTCTGTAATTTGTTGAAAATTATTTTCAGCCAATACCGAGTTTATCGCTTTTACTAACCCGCTTTTATCTAATTTAATTACTTTTGCCATAATTTGTTTATTTATAAATATATTAATTATTACTTAAATTTAGAAAAATCAAAATCAGTTAAATCGATATCATCATCACCTTCTAAATTATAAAGAGCATCTTCTAAATCATCACGTTTAATATCTTCTTTAATATTTGAGACAATATCATTTATAACTTTTTTACCTTTTAAAGTACCACCCATTATCTCTCTCATTTTGTCATTGAATTCTTCAACAGGTAATTCTATTAAATCACAATAGATATGGTGTTTTAGATGAAAATCAATTGGTTCAATCATAGCTGTAAAACGTTCCCATAAACAAGAACCTAAACGCATATCCCAATGTTCAGCATACATATAATCAGCTTTACCCATTACAAATTCAGCAACTTTAGGGTTTTTTGGTAATCCATGAACAGAGATAACTTCCATAACACCTTTAATCAATTCATGAATAAGTACGGGTAAAGTCATAGCTTTCGCGTGAATACTAATCTTCTCCCCATCAACTCTAGGTAGTTTAATTTCAACAATACCTCCTGGTTGATTCATTAACGCATCATCAAAAATATAATAACTAAAATCGGCCATAGCCATAATTTTTGAATAATTATCTAATAACCTATAGTCAATCTTATTTAATTCTTCATCAACAAGGTGAAACATGTGATTACATTTTTTAGCTGATCCTTGAATCATAGCGTTAATAAATCTTCTTTTTTCAACTTCTTTAGAAACCGCTTTTATTTCATTATGATCTTTAAATTCTAATTTGGTTTCTGAATTAGGTAGAGGAGATTTTCGAATTGAATCAACATTAACTATATTAGTTGTTAGTTCACCAATAATTTCCATATCATCATCAGCAATATCAAATTCTTTTTTAACCATTTCTATAGCCAAATCTTCTAAAACTTTTTTGTGTTTTACTTCAATTTGAATAGTCTCAGGTAGTAAAGTTTGCATAGTTTTAACTACGTTCTGTAAATCAGTATCACCAGTTCTGAATGCGCTTTTATATTTATTAAAAACATCTTCAAATCTTTTTTTAATTAATTTTTCTTCAAAATTAACCTCATCACCATCTGGGAAAATAGGGTGAGCCCCTAAAGAATGTTTACGTTCTCTAAGTTCAATCTCTAGTTTTGGGTTCATCCCAAGTTGTCTTTTTAAAGCCATTTTTTATTTTCGTTTAATTTATTAAAATCTTTTTTACTAATTAGAATTTTTTTACGTCCATCTTTATCGATCGATTCGCTAAAGCTAATTCTACTTTCTTGAACTGTTTTCTTTAAATCTTCATAATCAGCTCCATTTAATTCTGGATCACAATCTTCATCATTCTCAGTTAATTCAGTTGTCTCATCAACTATTTTAACCATGTCAGAATCTTCTAACTTACCTTTTAAGCTTCCCAAATCATCTACCGAGGCAAGATATTTCGCCTCTAATACTGATTTTTTAAAAATTTTTTTATTCATTTTTTTTATTTATTAATATTAAATCATTTTGATATAGAATTGAATCAACTTCAGATTTTAAAATTCCGAAACGGAAGAACATTCTTTTATTTGGGTATTCCTCGTATTCTGAAATATTCTCCATTGCTAAAGGTAAAGCTCCGTCAGTTCCATCCCACATCGCATGAGAATCACTATTCTGTAATACATCAAAAGAATATTGGCTTTTCAACGTACCAGTTAACAATATAAAGTTTTTCGGTGGTGGGGTTGGTCTACCAGAGGCTGGATACAAATCCCAATAATCACCATCAATACCTTCAGTTTTATCTGAAAATAAAAATTGGTAAATATATTCACCATCCCAATCTTCACCAACTTCATGTATATAAATTAAATGTAAGTTATCCATTAAAATAAATATGTATTTAGTTCATATCTAGCACCCATACCATAAATTTGAATATGAGCAGCTTTTCTTTGACTAACTAAATTACCCTCTGAATCTTTTTTAAATAAAGTTAAAGTAAATTTATTAGTAACCCCTTCTTTTGGTTTAGCTGGACCAGTAGAAATCTTATCCCAAACTTCTTCTTTACTATAATTAAAACCTTGGTTTTCTATATTCTCTAAAGCCGCCGTAACAGCGCTTGAATAAGACCCATGATAAACTTCAGCTTCTGGTTTTTTACCTTTTGGTTTAAAATCCATAGGTATTGAATCATCTTCTTCTAAAGCTTTCGGTGTTGGGTTAGGTGTTTCAGTTGGTGCGGTTCTCCAAGGTTTTTCTCTTCTAGTAATTCTGCTTGGTTCATCAATACTTGGAGCGATTCTAGTTGGAGCTGGTTCTGTTTCAGTCATAAAATTTTCTTTACCAACAAAACTATCATTTTTTTTTGCATTACCAAAATCCTCTTTCAAAATATTTTGCATAATATTTGAAAAAGTTTCTTTAATTTCATTACCTGGTTGAAATAACATATTTCTTTTAGGGTCAATAAATAACGAATCCATTTCAGATTCATTCATATCTTCACTAAAATCTGGAATGTCTAAATCTTCAGATCCTGAATTGTTATCTTCTGGTGGAGTGTTTTCATCTGAAGAAGAATCGTCAGTAGAATCAATGTTACCCGAAGTATTAATTTTATTAATGATATCATTTTTATCCTCTTCATCCATTTTTGAAGTATGGGTAGCAGAAATAACAGAATTAATTGCAAATTTTTCTAGTTCTAAGTCTGGGTTACCAGACTCATCACTATACTTTCTAAGGCTTTGCCCTAATTTACCACTTAATTGTTGTATGTATTTTTTAGGATCTTCTTCTTCACTGGCTTCAACTCCAGCATCGAATGGAGTATCATCGAACGGTTTATCGTCAGTTGTAGGTTCAGCATTAAAGTCGTCACCAAATGAATCTTCATCGTTAGTAGTAGCCTCTGGTGCTACTTCAGGGGTAACTGGCTGAGCAGCTTCTGGAGCTGGATTACCAACTTTAAGTTTAAATTTAGTCTCTTCTAGACTTTTTTTTTTAAATCTTGTTGTAAAATTTTATCTAATTTATTAAAAGATTCTAAAACTTTATCAGCATAACCTTCCATAGTATAATCTGGAGTTTCGTCTAAATCCATTTCTAGTTCATCACTTGAATTGTCTTGAAATTCACCAGTAATCATTCTATCTACGGCTAAATCACTTTCACTCATTTCATCATTGTGTAAATAATCAATATCATCTCCACCTAACTCTGGATTATATCCGTATTCAACACCTCTACCAGCTTGATCGTAATCTTCAGCATTAGCGGAATACATATCATCTTCATATAAATCAACATCATTTTGAAATATATTTTCAACTTCACCACCGTAAGTTTCATTCATCTCAATCAAACGTAAGTTTAATTGTTTAGTTGCTTTCGAAAAACTTTCGTATACAACATCCATCTTATTAGCCAATCCACCAATATAATTAAAATCAGAATATTTTAACCCTTCTTTAATTACGGCTTTCTTGATAAAATAATTACTATTTTCTTTTACAATAGCGTACGCGTTTCCATCAGAACCTTTTTTAACCAATTCAAAATTGTGTTGAACTTTTGGTTTAACAGTTTCTGTTATCCCCATCAGAGCTTTTTGTCTGTTGGTTACATCTACACCTTTCAATGTATTTGGGTTTATAATATTGTTTTTCATATTGATAAGTTAATCTTTGTATATAAATATAAAGTAAAAACAAAAAAAACCCCTGAGTGGGGTTTAATTTTTGTTATAAAATAGTCTTACTAGATAATATTAGTATTTTACATTCAAGTTTACTTAAAACCTTTCTAGGAATTAAAAAAGAATCTCCATTAGCCTCTATTCTCCAATGTCCAAAATTATTATTAAATTCAATTGGGAAATCAGTTTCATACACAATATGTTCATTAATATAATTACTAAAACATAGTTGTAAGTCATCCTTAACATTTACTAAAATTAAATCAATCTCATTATTATTATTATTATTATCATATTTATCAAAAACATTTTTTATCTTATTAATAAACGATTCTTTATTCATAGTTTAGTCTTTTATAGTAAATATTACTTTACCATCTAAAGTTTCGGCTTCAATACAATTTTCATCTAAAATTTTTAATTTTAAATTAAATAATAATAGTAGTTCAGCTATCTTGTCTTTAGCCACCAACTTTTTTTCATTATTTTTTATCATGACCCAAAGAGTATGTTGAACTCTTAATACTTCATATTCTGTTGCTACTCTCATACTGTTACGTATTTAAACCACCCAAAATTAAACATCTGATCTAAGGTAAATCCTCCAAATGGTACTGCGTATCCCTTACTTTTTAAGTAATCAGCAGCCCAGAAACTTTTTATTGGGTTAATTGAATTTTCTGCAACTTCGTAATCTAAATCTAAAAATGGTTTGACTATATCACCCATAGTAAATAAACCGTCATTAATTGAATCAACTATGTAGTTGATATCATCATCAGAGTCACATAATATTTTAAATAATCCAAAAATATCGTCAGTAGTAATATCGTTTAAAGATTTTAACTCTAAATACCCGTTTATAATTAAATGACCGATACGAAAAACATTGTAATTAACAACTTCTAGAGAAGTTTGTTCTGGTAAATAACTTCGTTTTACTTTCTGGCCCCAGTATTGTGCGAAAAATAATTCTTTTTGATTGTGTGTATAATCCATACTTTTAATTGCTTAACCCAGCTTTAATTGTTGGGTGTGAAACGTAATTTTCAATTTGGAAGTCGCTAATTTCCATTCCTTTTATAATAGCACCAAAATTATCCCTTAACACATTTTCTGGATTCCAAAATTCTGAATTAATTCGTAATGTTGGAAGCTTATAAGGTTCTCTACTTCTTTTGGGTGTTTTTTCATAATAATTATCATCAAAATTAGGTTCGATCTCATAATTTTTTTCCATACCAGTTTCATAATTATTAGAAAGCCACATATCGTACCTTTCTTTATAAGTATAGTCTCTTCCAATTTGTTCTCTAGCAGCATCTAAATGATTTAAATATAAATGGGTATCACCAAAATTACCAATCAATTCATCTGGTACCATATTAACCTCATTGGCTATTATAGATAATAATAAACCATATGAAGCGATATTGAACGGGACGCCTAAGAAAGTATCAGCACTTCGTTGATTCCACAATAAAGATATTGCTCTTTTAGGGATATTATGACAATCTAACCAATAATGAATTATCTTATCAGTAAATGGTGAAATATTACCAAAATCACCTTGGAATAACCCATTTTTATCTGCAACAGTCCCAGAATATTGCTCTTTAGTAAGTAAGTCTCTACGTTCTTTCCAAGATAATTCTCTAGTATAACATTGAAAATCCGTATGACATGGTGGCAACACTGCCTCATCAACCTCAGCTGGGTTCCAAGCGGTAACTTTAAGTCGTCTTGAGTCTGGGTTAGTTTTCAAATCATTAATAAGATTTTGTATTTGATCAATAACTTTAACGTCATTAATTTTGAACGAGTCCTTGAATTCTCTATCATAGTCATCATAAATGAATTTATCCCAACGTCTCCACTGTTTTCCATAGATAGGCCCTAAATCTCCCCATTTTTCAGCAAATTCACCATCAGTTTGTGTTTTATCAATAAACTCACCCATGGTTAACATGCTTAATGAATTATCTTCATTTACGCGCATCCATTCATTCCACTCTGAACTATTTGTCGAACATTTAGAAGTATAATTTTTATAAGCGTCACCATCCCAAATGTGACAGTTGTTATCTACAAGAAATTTAATATTTGTCTCACCTCTTAGAAACCATAATAATTCAACGGCGATTAACCTAAATGGAATTTTTTTTGTTGTTAACAATGGAAACCCATCTGACATTTTATGTCTAATTGTTCTACCAAATACAGATAGTGTCCCAGTACCAGTTCTATCACCTTTTTTCGCTCCGTTATCAAGAATATCTTGAAGTAAGTCTTTGTAATCTTTATCTAATTTATTCATTAATTTCTTTCTTTAATCATAATTTTAATTTGTTTAATTGCTAATTCTAAATCCTCAGTTCCAACTATGTAGAATTTTGTTTCATACTCAGTTCTTACTGGTTGATATGGTTCACCATTCTCGATTGTCATTTTTCCAGTTCCCCAGTAGATAAAACTAATCCAGGTAATGTACCAGTTTTATCTACTGGACCTCTACATCTTTTTACCTCGTCTTTAGAATTCTTATCATAATATATTGTGACCCCATCAAAAACGCCTACATTAACTAGTTCAATCATAAGTGGCCATCATTATGGGAATCAGCCCAATTACAGTAAGCTTCGACTGGGTAAGGTAATTCTTGTTTATAATTCTTTATTTTTACTCCTAAAAATTCAGATTCCATAATAACCTCTACATTGTATAACACCCCTTTTGCTTTTGATTTATTTGGTTTAAAACTAACCACTTGGTGGATCACTTGTTTCGGCCGATCTTTTCTAACCATTTCCAACATTTGTTCGTTAGTTAATTTAGGGTTAATTTCAATTACCTTATTCTCACCAATTGAAAATCCTAATGATTCCCACTTATCTAAAACACCTTTTTTTGTGTTTTCAGTTGGTGGGAATAAATTAGAATACTCGTCCCATTGGTCATCCCATTTTTTACAACTTACTATTCTTCTCATCCTAGCCATATAATCAGTATTAGGGTTTTCACCATGTACTTCGATTAGTCGATTGTACATCCATTCTAAATGCTCATTATCGCTCATTATCTATTCTTTTTACTGCTGTGTTGGTAATTATGCCATTCATCTCTTAAGTTGGCTGCTAAATCATAGGCTTCTCTTTGAATTAATAATCTTATCATCCCTTGTATAGTTTCTTCAGGGTTCTTAGACGCGTTAAGTAAAGTAATTAAAAATTTAAATCCTTTATCAACATAAACGGTTAATGATAATTCAGCTGTATCTAATTTAAAATCATCTTCATTTCTAATTTTAACCATTTCCGATCCATCCGATAACTTATAATCAGTTATAATGTACATCAGATCACTATTTATTGGATTCCCATGAAAATCTTTCATATCATTAATCCCTTGCGCTAGTATATCTTTACCAGCAATTTTTTTATTAGCCATATTTAAATTATTTTATATTTTTCATACATTTTTAGTATTATTTCAAAAGCTAATACGTCAAAAGTATTAGTTGTCTCCATTTGTAAAACCATTTCACTCATTTTTGAAACCATTCCTAATTCTAAATTTTTAAGTTCAACCAAACGGACATCCTCGATCTCTTTTAAAATTTTACCAGTGTCGATAACACCTTCTTTAACTACTGAATATTGTTTAATATTCGAATTCAAAACTTTACCCTGACTATCGGATAATTCAAAAATGGTATAATCTATTTTTGGGACACCACTATATTTATAGTTCCCACCATTTTTAAAAATAATATTTAGTTCTTTTGTACTGATATTGTACGTTGACGCTAAAATATTTGATGATTCGTAAATACATTTTACAATACCATCCTTCTCTACTTTCTTTAAAATCATATGTTTATTAATTTTTAACAAAAATACTATAAAAATATAATTTAAACAACTTGTTTTTACGGGGTATTAATAATATTTTTGTTTTATGAGTTTAGAAACTAGTAAAGAAATTAAAGACATTATGTACCTAGCCACCGTTGAGGCTGAAATACATAATCATAAGAGATTAAAGGTCGAACATATAGCTATGGCGATCATTAGTCAAGATATTAATATAGCGACAATGACAATGTTTATTCATGGGGTTGATTTGGACTATCTTTATGATGAACTAACTGGATTAATTGTTGGTGATTTACAGCCTAATTACCCGATCGGAGGTAAGAAAGAGTTATTACCAACTAAAGAAACTAAAAATGTTCTACTAAAATCTGAAATGGAAGCAATGTTTTTTAATTCTAAGAGAATAACAACCAGGCATTTACTATTAGGATTGCTTTCAGTTAATAGTGAAGTCAAAAATATTTTTAATAAGTGTGGTATAGATGTTGTATTTATAAAAGAATACTTTACATTAAATAATGACGCTGAGATTCTAAATGATTACAATAAAATAAATTTAAAATACATAAATATGAGTTTAAATAAAGAAGAGGATTCTAGCGAAAATGCGAGACCGATAATTGAGCCTAGAGTTAGGAATAGAAATGTTAGTAAAACACCAATACTTGATGAATTCTGTAGAGATGTAACACAAATGGGTACTGATGGGTTATTACAACCAGCGTACGGCCGAGAGAAAGAGGTTCAAAGAATGGTTCAAATCCTTTGTAGAAAAAATAAACGTAACCCAATATTAGTTGGTCACGCGGGTGTTGGAAAAAGTGTTATTGTTGATGGATTAGCAATAATGATTGCAAATGGTGTAGCTCCAAAACCACTACTTGATAAGAAAATATACTCCTTAGAAATAGCTAGTCTTATTGCTGGGACTAAATATAGAGGTCAGTTTGAAGAACGTATGAAAGGGATTCTAGGTGAATTAAAACAGAACCCTAATATAATAATTTTTATAGATGAAATCCACACTATGGTTGGTGCTGGTAGTACTTCAGGCTCTTTAGATGTTTCAAATATTTTAAAACCAGCTTTAGCTAGAGGGGAAATGCAATTAATTGGCGCGACTACTTTTGATGAATATAGAGAAAATATTGAAAAAGATGGTGCTTTAGCTAGAAGATTACAAAAAGTAACAATTGTTGAACCAAATTTAGCTGAAACAAAAGTTATTTTAATGAATATCAAAGAAATTTACGAAGAATATCACAATGTTAATTACACTGAAGAAGTTATTGATGCTTGTGTTAATTTATCTGATCGCTATATTCAAGATCGAGCTATGCCAGATAAAGCGATTGACATTTTAGATGAATGTGGTTCTCTAGCGAAATTAAGCGCAGCAAGTAAGTCACCTAAAGATATTCTTAAATTAGAAACCGCAATCGAAGCTTTAAGAACAAACGAATTAAATGAAATTGAAACTGAAAAACTAACTGCGATTAGCATGCAAGATTTTGAAAAAGCATCTAAAGTTAGGGACCTTGAAAAAAAGATTTTAATCAAAATTGAAAAACTACAAAAAGAGGTTGATAATAAAATCAAGAATTTTAAAGTAGTTATCGATATGGATATTGTTAATTCAGTAGTATCTACCATGACTATGGTACCAGTTGAAAAATTATCAACTAATGATAATAAAAATTTGTTTAATATGAACGAACAAATTAAAGACAAAGTAATCGGGCAAGACGAAGCTGTTGATAAAATATGTAAAGCGATTATTAGAAGTAAAGTCGGTATTAAAAACCCGAACAAACCTCTTAGTTTCATGTTGCTGGGTCAATCTGGTGTTGGTAAAACACAATTAACTAAAGAAATTGCTATGCAGATATTCGGTAATAAAGAGTCTTTAATTAGAGTTGATATGAGTGAATATATGGAAAAATTTAATATGTCAACTTTAGTTGGTGCACCTCCAGGGTATATTGGGTATGGTGAAGGTGGGAAATTAACTGAAGCTGTTAGACAGAAGCCATATTCAGTAGTATTATTTGACGAGATTGAAAAAGCTCACCCAGACGTATTTAACTTAATGTTACAAATTTTAGATGAGGGTCATATCACTGATGGTAACGGTAGGAAAATTAATTTTAAAAATACTTTAATTGTTATGACCTCAAATATTGGGGTTAAAGAATTATCAGTTTCTGGTAGTGGTTTAGGTTTCCAAACAACACCTAGTCACAATAATGATAGAGATCAAGAGATAATTAAAAAAGCTTTAAAAGCTAAATTTGCCCCAGAATTTCTTAATAGAATTGGTAGTACGATTGTATTTAATAAATTAACTTTAGACAACATTAAGAAAATTGTAGCTAATGAATTAGTTTTCCTTGAAAAAAGAGTTAAAGAATTAGGATTTACTTTACAAGTCAAACCAAATTTAATTGAATATTTAGCTGAAATAGGTTTTGATCCAGAATACGGAGCTAGACCATTAGGAAGAGCTATTGAGACCACTATAGAGGACGCTGTAGCTGAAGAAATCATTAAAGGGTCACTTAGTGAAGGTGGTACAATTATAATGGATTATTCGAAGGATAAAAAAGAAGTGGTCGTAAATCTAGTTTAATAACGACACTACATTAAATAAAAAATTAGGGTAACTTTTTAAAGAGACCCTAATTTTTTTTGGTTAAATAATTATTTATTGTTTGATTAGTTGTTTTTCCAACATGGTAATTCTTTCAACTAATTTTTTATTAACTAATAAAGTTGTTTCAGTAATCCATTTTTTCTTTTCAGCTGCAACAGCTTCAGTAACTATTTTATCAATTAAATCAACTAATTCATTTTCTTTTACTAGAACTTTTTTCATAATTTTGTTTGTTGAGTGTGTAATTCTATAATAAATAGAATGAAAAAAATAAAAAAATAAAAAATTTACTCTAAATCAACGTTAGGAATTAACTCCTTTAATTTTTCAATATATAATGGGGTAAATAAATTTTTAGAAAGAGATAACCTAAGTAATGATCCACCATTGGATGGGTCCAAGTATTTAATAGATTCTGGTAGAACAGTTAATCGATTACCAACAAGATTTATTAAACGCAATTTTTTTAATTTACTAATATCCTCTGGAATAAAACTAATATTGTTTTTAGGTAGAGATAAAACCTCTAAATTAGATACATTTAAAACATCATTAGGAAATTCGTTTAATTGAGTTTCAATCAACACAACCATTTTTAATTGATCGAAACGTTTTAAAGAAAGATCTGGAGTTAATTTCATGTTTCGAATAGTAATTGTTTTAGCATCAATATCATGCATATCAATAAGAATTTTTCCATAACCTAATGAAATAGCTCTCTTAGCATATTTATTTCCTTTAATAAATCGACTTAAACTTAATAGTTCATTATAGAAAAAATTATTAAGTCCAATACTGATATTAAGAAAATTTTTAATGAAATTTTGTTCATCAAACCGATTGCTATTATTATTAATTTGATCAGTCTCAAAATGTAATTGAAACATGTTATAATTATTTTTATTGATAACTACATACAGTTTTGAGTGGGCCCCATCAGGTCTTTTATAATCCTTAGTATAACGGGTAAATTGAGTATTACCACTTTGGGTCGTGCACCAACTAGCAAATTCATTTAAAACTTCATTCGCTCTCCTTGAAAATGGGATATAAACCATAAAAGTTTTATCTTCAAAAACAATTTCAGCTTCTTTACCTACCGAATAGGTTTGTAATTTTAAAAAAAACTCTCCGTAATTTTTTGGTATGTATGGAAAAATAGCGTCGTATACTGTATGAATTGAATGGTATTGATTAATATCTGTAGCATCTTTCAAATCAATAATAGACATATTAGATTTGGACTGTTCTCTAAAGATTTTAGTTTTTTTTAATTGATCAAAAATGGTTAAATATTTAAAAACTTGGGGTAAATCCTCATTCAAAAAAGTTAAAGCACCTTTTGTATTAAATAAATTTCTTTCTAAATTATAAACAGTTAAATCATTAGTAAAATGAACTCTAAGGATTTTATTTAAACAGTTCATAATCCATTGTGAATAAACTTTTTTAATCGTGGGATCGGCCGAAACTAATAAATCAAGAACGGGTCTTGAAATAATAATATCATTGGTTAGTTTATTAATGATAAAATATACCTCATCTGAATCACCACCCGTAATATTGGTAAAAATGTCCAAATCGGAATAGTCTAAAGTTGAATCAACAATTTTAAATTTATTTATTAGGTAATCGATCCTTTTATTATTTATTTGCATAGTATTTTTGTATTTTACAAATATATAATTAAAAAATGGATTATTCGAATTTTTTCGGTAGGAATCTAGCTAACAAATCCAAATCATCATAATATTCAATAACTTCTATAAAAGTATTTAGATCCTCATCTTCATTAACTATTGAGATAAAAATTTCATTAATTAATAGATCAGTTTTAATTAGATATTTAATTTTTTGAATAGTGACTAATTTATCCGATTGAATTAAAAAATCAATAATTAAATTATAGGTAAAAAACCTATCATTTTTTGAAGTAGCCAAATCTCTAGGCTTTAAATTTATTTTATTATAGAAGGATAAAACGTAATCAAATTCAATATCGTTTTTAAATTTAATATTGCCCATAATATATACTATTAGTTGTTAATAATAAATATAATGATTAAATGATAAACATGGTATTTTAGAATAAATTATTCGTAAAAATTAACATTAAATGTAGTTATTTTTTCATACAATCTGGCCAATTCATTGTTTTTATTACCCATTCTTTCTATTATGGTTAAACAGGCGATAATCGGGTCATTGTTATCAGTTAAATAGTATTGAAGTTCTTGAGCTTTCTTAATCTCACCAATAGAATTTAACTCAAAAACAACTTGATTAAAAGTGGCCCACTTTTCTTTTTCAAACCACTCTGAAATTAAAAGGCCCTCAGTAATTACTTCGATAAAAACTCTATCTAAGTTTGTTTTCTCATTTCCGTATAACTCTCGTAAAGCTATTTTAATTTTATCTCTCAATGGGTGATGAATAACTTTATTTATCCAGTGATACGTTTTTACTTAATTTAAGATCATCAGTGACTCTATTGAAATACCAATCACTAATAACTAGAGTTAAAAATTCAGATCCTAACCCATTATATTTATGCTTAAAATATGTTAATAAATTAGCTGGACTAATTATTTCATTATTTATTTTTTTATTAATACGCAATTCTTCGAAAAATTCGTTGTTATATTCTTTCTTCTCAACAGCTGGTTCATAATTAGTCATTAAATCCTTAAGAATAACTTTTACGTTTCTATCGTAAATATTAGATTCTTGGATAAACTTTTTAATTACTGGTAATTGAGTTTCTTTAATTAAAATTCGATTTGTTCTCATATCAATAAATAGTTTATATAAATAAAAAAGCCTGGATTTCTCCAAGCTTTTAATTATAAATTTTTATTTATCAGTTCCGTAAACTCTGGTTTCCCAACCCCACCGCTAAAACGATCAATAACTTTACCATCCTTTAAAAAAAGAACTGTTGGTAAGTTTCTAATTCCAAACTCTTTAGCTAATTCAACGTTTTCATCTACGTTAATTTTACCAATTACCACTTCAGGTCGTTCAACTATTAATTCATTAACGATTGGTAGCAACATTTTACAAGGTCCACACCATGAAGCCCAAAAATCTAATACCACTAATTTATCGGTACTTAAAACCGATTCCACATTCTCTTTACTTACGTCCATATTAATATTTAATTTAATTCTAATTTTTTAAAAAAGTTAACAACTTCAAGATCAGCTCTTTTTTGGGAATAACCATACATTTCTACTAACTCATCACTTATTTTTCTAATCTCGCTAAAGATTGATCCAATATCCCCAGTAATAATTATTGATCTCATTCTTTTATGATATATTCGGTATGCCCCAAAAGAACTCTGTTTAAAAGCGTCAAACGCTAGTTCCAATATTAATTCCTCTAGGAGATCACTTGATTTATTCATAATTATGTCAAAAATATTATTTTTAAACCCATTATCCAAATATTTATTAATAAAAAATGTGTCTAGACGCCCTAATTTTAGATTATTTACTCCATAGTATTAGAAGTAAGCGTATTAAAGTTGATGGTAAATTTAAAAGATTTACCAGTATTGCTAATGTAAATTATTTTGGTTGTGATTTAAATTTAATAATTAAGAAAACTAAAGAATTAGTGATAGAAGCTTTCGAGGTCTCAGATCGTCAGGCAAATGATTTGGTTACTGTTTTTTTTGAGGATCAGAAATCATTATGATTAGCTTCAAATTTTTTAACATAATCGAAAATACTCATATTTATTTTTTTCGCTAATATATCTAGTTTATTAAAAACATGTAACCTGAAATAAAAGTAACCACCAACAACAATTGATAGTAGATACCAGCTGGAATTATGAAAAAATAACTCTACAAAAAACAACACTACTTGTAATATAATCATTACACATAGAAAAATCTTGTAAGTCAATGCTACGTTGTTTTTTAATTTGATTTTACCTTCCATTAACAATTTACTTATAAATAGTAAAATTTATAATGAAACTGTACTAAAATAAAATATTAACATAAAACTAAAATATATTAATGAAAAATATAAAATTAACAATAGAAATGATCCCAACAAGTAATTTCTATAATAATATCAGATCAACACTAAGTAATTCGCAATGGACAAAAATTAGGAAAGATTGTTATAATAAAGCTGATAACAAATGTGAAATTTGTGGGGAAACAGGTAAAAAACAGGGTTATAGACATAATGTTGAGTGTCACGAAGTCTGGTCTTATGATAAGAAAAGTAAAACACAAAAATTAGTTCGTTTAATTTCATTATGTGTTCGATGTCATTTATGTAAACATATCGGTCGAGCAATTTCAATGGGTAAGCAAGCTGAAGTTTTTAAACACATGTACGACGTAAATAAATGGTCCCACAAGGAACTTTTAGATTATTTGGTGATAATCTTCAAAGAATATAAAGAAACGTCTAAAATCACCTGGAAATTAGATTTGACTAAACTTACTGAAGACTATGGAATAAATAAAAAGTTGGTGTCGGAAGGTAAAATTACTAAAACAAAAATACCATTCTGGAAGAAGAAAAAAAATATAAAAAAACCACCTAAAAAACGATAGTTAAGGTACCAATAATACAATATTTTTATCGTTAAGTAGTTGTTTTTTATTTTTATTCCTTATATTTATTAGAGTTAGGTTATTATTATCTAATTAAAAAAAATATATACATTAAATAACAAATGGCTACATTTACTATAACCACACCAGTTAATATAGATTCCCTAACAGCAAAAACTGGTGGGGATATTTATAATATAAATGGTGGTGCGTTAACAATTGATCAACATTCTAGATTCGGGTTAAATAACGGAAATGCGGCCGCAACAACGGCTACTTCAATGGGGTCAATAACTTTATCGGCTACATTAGGTGGTTCTTGTAATATTGATGGTCGATATATTAGATTAATCAATTTTAATACGGGTACTGGTACGATACCAGCATTAAACTCTTTAGTAACACAAGGTTCGGCTAGTGGTAAATTAATGTGTGTCTATAGCTCATTAACAGCCGCACCATTAGTTAATGGCGCTGCCATGCCAGTAACTGGTTGGATAATGATAAAAGCATGGAATAGTGTAGAATTTGCGACAGGTGCATTGACACTATCAGGAACAACTGCTACATCATTAGGTGTTAGTACCGTTGGATTTTTAGAAATTTTTGGAGATGATTTATCAACAGTAAATGCAAATAGATTAGGTACATTTAATATTACAGGTGAGTGGTATTCATTAGGGACGACAAATGCATTAGCAACTCAAACTTTTCAAATACCTAATAATGGTACACTAAAACATATTGCGGGAGTTTATATTGAAAAGACAGTCGGTAGTAATAATTACGAGTTTTATCCTAATGCTGGTACAACAATAACTACAACCACCGTTGTAGCAACAGGTACAGAAGCTACAAGAGGTAAAGTGTGTTGGATAAATAATGCTGGTTTAGTATCAGTCGGAAATTCTGGTGGTACTGGGTTAAATGGTTTTGTGCCAGTAACTGGTTTAAAAGTTGTAATAGGAAATGTATTTTTATGTTGTTGTACAGCTGCTGCAAGAAATGTTGAGGTAATACCATCAGCAACTATTGCCACTAGATATGATTTTACTACTACGGGTGGTGGGGTTGTGAATATTGATAAATGTAATTCAGCCTGGTACTTATCATTTGCTCAAGCATATTCAGTACAACTTACAAATGTCGGAACTATTGATGGATTATTATTATCAGAATGTGCTACACCAATAAATTGGACTAGAGTCGGTGTTGGGAATAAACCAACAACTGCTTTATTAATGTCAGCATTAACCATGTCATTATGTTTTGCTGGAGGTACATTGACTGACTGTGTATGGGCTCGTGTATCCCAGGCAACAGCCTCTCAACATACAAATACCCTAACCGATATTTCTGGGTTCACTTTCATCCGTGATACAATAAGATGTAATACTATTAGAGCAAATGCTACAACATATTCAATATTTGGGACTAGAGTTTCAAATTGTACCTGGACAAATCCAACCATTATACAAGGATCAGCGTTTTTCGTACAAAGTGACTTAATAAATATTACCAATACAATATATTGTGATGCTGTTGTTGGAACAACTGTTACAACTTATGCGATGTACGTTTGGTCATTAACTTCATCTTGTTCAAACTTTACTATATCTGGATTAACAATGCCAGTTATTAATACTCAACCTTATACTGCGTTACTAGGTCTTGCGGTTGCTGGAACTACTGTTGCTGGAATATCGAATATTAAATTAAGAAATATTGGAACACGAGCGGTTCCATTATCATTAGGAAGTGCTAATGGAACTGGATTGATTTACGAATTAGGAGTTGCTGGTGGTGTCGCTGATGTTAAAGTACAAAGAGTTTATTGTTCTAACACTAGAACTGGTATAATGACTTGTGATAACTCGTCTACTCGAATTACCGAAGAAAATGTGTGGGGTGATTATGCTGATGCTGTTGATGTAATGTCAGCATTGAATTTAGTACGTAAAGGAAATGGTGGTACTGGTGCATTGACTGCTCAGGTGTCGGTGTACGGTACACATTGGCGTGATGGGTTTACATCTACGACTGCTGGTAGAATATCTATTTTAATGAATGAACCTAGTAGTTTGACTGCTAATCAAGTTACTCTTTCAAATGGCTCAGCATTTACAAGTGCTGGTGGATTATATATGCCAGTTATTGGACACTCAGTAGTGTTTGAGACTCCAAATTTCATTATAGGGCATACTGCATTTACCAACACTGCTTTGGTTATGGGTGGTGGTACGGCAACCAATTATAATTATTTTTATCAGATTGACAAAAATGATGGTGCTGGATGGAGTGTAGAAACCGCTACTTTAACAGCTACAACATTAGGAACGTCTTTAAGCGGTGTTACTGGGATAGATGCTTCTAAAGGATTTAAATTAAGAATTAGAATAACGACAGCTACTACTAATACGACTGCTATTACAAGTGTTTATTTAACAACAGTAAGTACAACAGCTGCACAAGATTTCCAATATCCATTAGATGTAATAACATTAACATTAACAGGTTTAGTTTCTGGTTCGGACGTCGTAATACTTTCTGCTGGAACATCAATTAATAGAACAAATATTGATAATTCAATAGGTTTTACTGTAAATTATATTTACGAAACAGTCGAAAATGTAGATATTGTAGTTTACAAATCAGGTTATATACCTTTTACGATTAGAAATTATACATTGTCATCAACAAACTCATCATTACCAATTGCTCAAGTAATAGATAGAAATTACGCATAAATAAGATTACGCATAAATAAAATTAAAATTAAAAACAAAAAAACAACATGCCTAAATTAACTAGCAAAGCATCCTTGATTGTTGGTACAGAAATAACTGTAAACACAGCAACAAAAAAAATTACACTTAATCCAGTTGGAAACCTTATCGCTAAAGATGGGGTTACACTACAAGCAGTTTACTCTAAATTAATTGATTTATGGACTACTGCGGCGTATAATGATTTCCCTTTTCCGATGTATGCGCTGGATGTACTTTCTGGACAGTTCCAAATTGGAACAGATGGTGCAACATTTAATGGTTGGACATTTTTCGATGAACCATCTCGTGGTTATTTAAGAGATGGTGGTTTATCAGAATATAATGCTAGTGGTGTATTAGCAAGACAATACGCGGGTATTGTATCACTTGGTTCTGTTTCTACTGGTTCTCAGTTATACTATCAAACAACTGCTTCAGGAACACCAGTTAACTTTATTTATCAAGATGCTGTGAATCAAATGGTTCAAGTATATGGTGATGTCGCAGCTGATTCAAGTACAACAACATTTGATACTAGAACATTTTTCAAAGGATTTGTACGTGAATATGGTAAAAAATATAAAGATTCAGTTTTAGCTGATACGGGTAAGACATCTACAGGTGCGAATATCGTAAATGTACTTTTATCTAATGAGAGTGATTTAGATATCCTTACTGCTGATGGTTCAATTACAACATCACCTTACAGTGAAATAAATGTAAAATATTTTGCTTCGGCATTTCAAAAAGATATTGATATTTCAGGAACACCTAGATCATTTGGTA